TCTAAGTTCTTATCGTAATTGGCAAAGTGCTCGTGATGACCTTCTTCAATAATTTCCAATTCTTCGACAGGGACATTCTCAAGGATGACATTGCCATCAGTGATATCGTAGTGAGTTACAGTACCATCATCAAGCAAGGTATGTTGCTCAGGAATTACACTATACTCTTTACCTTCCTTCTTGACCATCTTGGCACAAAGGTGGGTCTTCTTACCCATTGCTTTAGTGACAGTCTTACGACGATTCAGAAGATAAGAATCATTCTTATCTTTGTCACCGTCATTATCAATATCACCGTCCTCTTTGCCAACGGGATCTAATTTTTTCTTTTCATACATCTGCACTTGTTTCAGTGCATCTGACATATCGGGAAGGTCGTTTAGATTCATCTTACTTAGTGTCCTTGTCCTTTTTATTTATCTTACGAATGAATTCACCTGGGGTGAGTTTTCTCATATAGTTAGCAAGTTTGTCTGTACCCATCTCTCCAGCAGGGGTGTAATTGAAAAATTTAATATCATTTCTCTCAATTAAGTCCTTTAACCAAGAACGGAAAATACCATCATGCTCATCAATAGAGATGATATAATTGCTACCACGACTAACAACCTTACTAACGATCCCTGTGTTGATGTTCTCGACAAAAGTTCCTACCTCAAATAAATCTTGATTGAAGTATGCTTCGCGAAGACCTTGGGGATCTAATCTAGGAGCGATCTCATGAAGTTCAAAAGACGCTTCCGCAAAATCATCAAACTCTTCTACTTGCATTGCTTGACGCAGCGTCAAGTATAACTTTTCAGTACCTTCTTTGCCAAGACCTTTTGACATTCCTTTACTAAAGGATTCAAAGTCATCTTCTGCTGCTGCTTTACGCAACTTAGATGCAGACATACCTTCCACACCTTCAGCATCAGGATCACGACCACCTGCACTCACCACTCTGATTTCATCAAAGGTGTATAAGTCTCCGTTGTATTTTTGTGCGAGTGAATTGAACTCAGATACCCTGTCACCTCCCACCACAATATTAACTGAACTATACCCGTCAGCATCGAGGGCACTAAGAACATCAAAGATAGTACGCATGTCGGGACTATCAACAATCGCATTGGCATGATCTGGATATGCCTGCCGCATATATTTAATTTTAGTCCCCGCATCAAGGGGGTTCTTCTTAGGATCCTCCGACCTTGAGGGGTATATTCTATACTCTCCTCCACTAGTTTTTGCCTCTTTTGCTACTTTGTCTAGAAGCCTTTCGTGACCAATAGTAGGTGGATTAAATCTTCCAAATGTAATAGATATTGAACCTTGATCGATCGCACCCGAGCCATCTCCAGTTTCTTCTTCTCCATTGGATTGCGTCGGGGGTAATTCTTTATTTGGATCTACACGTACAAGTTTTCCATCCTTAGACATATGGGTAATGTTCCCTCTCGGGTCCGCATATCTACCATACCCAATATGCTTAAGTTTTAATTTTTCTGCAGATTTTGCTGCGAACGATCTTTCGGCTTCAGTTAGGAAAGCACTGAACTTTTTCATTCTACCAATTCTTACTAAGGTTAAAGTTTGCTTTACTAAAAGTCAGTCGGTCTACCAGTTTTACTGGGTTGTCAGAAACAGTAACAAACCCTTCATGATTGGAGGGTTGTCCATCGATGTAGCAATCAACTGTTCCATTAACAACAATAGCATCGAGTAGACGCTGTTTCAGTTGGAAGATCATATGCCACACCTGAAATGTAGTCACGTTGACCTCACACTTATATTTAGCAGGAAGCGTAGTATACAATACGTCCCCAGAAGGAAGACTGCCAGCGCGGATAAATTTGTTGATGTGCTTGAGAATATGAGGACGTGCCTTCTCGCTAGGCAACTTGCATTGAGAAAGCATCAAACCAAACTTCAAGAAGTTGAATGGTACTCTCTTGACACTAGCATGTGCTTCATCAAGACCTACAAACTGAGTACCCAATGCAGACAATAGATTGACGCCGCCACGCCCCACAGCATTCGGAGAAATTTCGGTATAAGAAGTGTGTGGAGCAAGGATAATATCACGATCAGTCGGACTGGAGAAACGATACTCCAAAGTATTAGGACGATATACAGACCCGCCGCCGACACCGATGAAGTCAGCTTGGATAATTCCACTGAGACGAGGAAGATGATGAAGGCATAAGCGAAGAATGTTCGCAACATTGCCTTGGTAATACTTGTCAATATCTTCCTGAGTATAACAGATCTTGACTTTGACTTTATTGAAAACGGATTTGGTTCCGACGAAGAACTTGCCATTAACAGGATTAGTACCAAAAACAATTGCAGGAGCACCGTCCCACTTGACACTCAGTTTGGGTTTGTTTACACACTCCCAAACTGCACTCCAAAGTTCCCTGCGACTAGTGAAGACCAAATCTTCAAGGTGCTCAAGATGAGTGTTTGGCATGACCTCTGTGTCTATACCAGTATTATAGCACGTCAGAGTTGAGTCGCACATGGTCTTGTGCCAGTTCCTCAACTGAGTTTATAGTAGACGGAAGAGAAATCTGATTGTGATCCAGCATACAAATACAATGCTTTCATAGCATCATCTGCTCTACCATTCAACCCCTTTAAATAATTTAAGAAGCGAAGACCAGACAATTTACTATACTTCCAAGCCTGAGGACGTAAATTAATTATTTGCATTGCTTTATCTTCATCTGTTGGAAGATTTGCAGCATTATATTTTTTCAACAGATTGTATATCTCTTCATTGATTGCTTTTTTTACACTAGCAGGCGCATTCGAACGACACTTATTCCAATCTGCCTCTTTAGGAACACCTCTGAAACCTGCCTGTGTTAATACCTTTGCTACAACAGCACCTTGAATTTTTCCTTGGGCAGCAAATTGACCTTTAAGTTCTAACTTCCAGTCACCTTTGTTTTCTCCACCAAAGTTTCTTGCCTGAAACTTTTGAAAGTTACCAGAACCATAGTAATAGTAAACATCCATTGGATATTGTTTATCACCCCTTCTTTTGTTATCGAATGTCAGATCATAGTGATGAAAAGATGCTTGTAATGCTGCCTTTCTTTGAGCAGGTGT